GTTGAATTGGTCAAAAATGACCGTAAGTCAAGTATTTAACACTTAGAATTTGATTCTAGAGGTTATGTACGATCCATATCCCACATTGGTGTGGTGAACGCTTACAAAACATAGATTCACCAAGAATTAATCCTAAAACGGATTATTAATTCTTAGTGATCGACTGACTTGAAACCTTAGAGTAATAAATACCCTTAGGAATTTTTGTCATTCTCCGGTGTATAGTACTATCTAGACCTCGGATTCTTTTGACTTTTTCAAAAGTTTTAATTCGACTAGATTTGCCAATACATACAGTTGAAAGACTGAATGCTTCAAGATCTAATGGAGAACAGTTAACATAACGTACAACTGTCTTCTCCTTAAAGGTTGATAATGGTATAGTCATGTCTTTACTCATAACATTTTTGTAGAGTAGGGAATCTTGATTCACCTTATAAACCAAACCACGAACCTTCTTCTTAAGAAGATTCTCGGAAACTGGTCTATCCTCATAAAAAGGAATGTTAATTTCTTTTAACTTGAGGAACTTGGCAATTCGCTTATTCACTCTATATAGATTATTTCCTAATGATTCTACCTTAAACATGTTTTTCAACATAGTATAGTAGATCAAACGGTCATAAAGTGTATAGGGTCGATCCGAATTTGTTTCCAAACCCAAACCACCATACTCAACACCAACTTCGAGACTTCGAATTGATTTAGCAAGTTGTTGGGAATTATACTTACGTATTAATTCCTTAGTAAACCCGTTCTTTAGGGCTTCTACAACAGTCATTTCATTGTCATCGGTCCTCCGAACTAACCGGAACTTCCCAGTTGTCTGTTTAATCAGAGACTTCATCTTTTTTGAAGTTTCCTGAACAGTAAAGAGTTGTGAATCAATAGAAATAAAATTCTTTGAAACATAATTCTTACCAACTGATAAGCTGAGTCCCACTTGAGAAGCAATTTGCTTCCACTCGTGGAATTCTTCCAGTGTAATTTGGGCGGCGATGTCGTCACCATGAAATAAAGCAGGTACCTCTTCTAAGTTTTTGCCAGTGGCTTTACATAAAGTAAAGGCATTGACCCAACAAAGAATTGGAAAAGAGAGTAAACTCCCCATTAACTGTCCATTGGATTGTAGAACAGGCGAAAGGCCTGTCCATTCCGGATAGTGAACAAGGTGTTCCCCTCCTTCCCACTTTATAAGTGATGAAAGAAAAGGACTAGATTCAAATGCTTTTGAGAGTTCTTCAATTGCAATTTGACTTATATTAAAATTTAAGTCATCAGTTGCATTAGTATAATCTCCTGAAAGCAGAATCTTTGCTTCATCAATTTCCCCGAGATTTGTTAAATCATAATTTGGATTTGAACAGGGCTCGAAACATTTGTATTTCGATAGTGCTGTGAACATAGCCTTTTGAACAGGTTTCAACGCATACGCGTGAGCCTGAGGTTTTGTGATCATACGCACCTTGAGAGGTTCTGCAATAGCATGAGTCTTTACTTCATTTAGAGGTAAGGCATCACCATCTGGAATATTTCTATTCCAATGAATTGCATAACCAACATCTGTGTCAGCCTTTTGAATGATTTGAGTGTATGTTTTAAGATGGTCTTTTTCCATCCTTTGTTGATACCGACAAATGGCGTCAACACATATACTCTTTACATTTGAGTTCGTTTCAAATTTTTGCCATGGTCCATTGTTAAGTGGAGCCCCTTCTGTCTCATGAGAGAGAGAAAGTGTGGGACACTGCGATGAACACATGATAAATTTGAATCCATTGATATGAGCGGAACGGTTCTTCCCTGTGAATACATAGGCGGGAGATATTCTCCTATGAAGAGCCCGTGGGTCTGCAAAAGCAGAGTTATACGTGTGATTTCCGAGAAGGTTAGAAGTAATAATCAAAAATTTTGATGTAAACTTCCTTCCTTTCTCACGGAGATCAGCCATTGGTACCGTATATTGACAATCACTACAAAGCTGGATCAGCTCTGAAAGTGAATCAGATATGGAGTCCTTTTGAGGGGCTTCAAATCCGATGTCGTCAATAATCGATATCAATTGGTTACGATAACCATCCCAATGCTTGGTAGCAGCGCTTCGGTAGAATGTATAAGATAAATAATCTTTAGTACACAAACCAAAATAGGTGCCCAGCTCCTTGCATATCTGTTCAATCATATATGATTTTCCAAGTCCAGGTGCTCCAGTTAAATGGATCACAATGGGATCAATACGTTCTCCAGGCCAATCATTAAGATAGGCTTTATTATCAATTAGACTAAGGATTTGACTCCTGAGTCCTCCTTCGTGTCTAGCAGCTCCAAAAGTTGCATGATTGGAAGGGTAATTGGTTTTATTGGAAAAACGTTTGACCGTCTCAGAAATGAGTGGTTGGATAAAATTTCTAAATTCCGATAATAATTCGGAGTTAACAGTTGGACTAGTCTTACCCATTGTTTCAGCATGTTTTTTATATGCTAATTCAATGAAACATTTAGGAACTGTGTTAGACACAGTTTTACATTGGAGTAGATTCCATAATAATATATGTCGTCTATTCTGATGTTTCCTAGTTGTTATATTGAAGATGGTCTTAAGATAACGGACGGCTGGTTTTGTGAAAAATTCCACAATATCATGTCTCCACTCTTCAGGCCCTTCAGGTAATTCCTGGCCCTGTAACTTTGAAAAGTTAAAGGTCAATTGAAATTTAAACCACTTAGGTAAATCAACAAGATTAACATCTTTCGATGCGAATTCCATATGATTCGATGTTATGAGTCCATTAAAACTTTTAAAAGTCTTATTGAACCAAAGATCCAGACAATTCCGGAAACCGGATATCTGTTCAGATCTAAGTTGTTGTTCCTTAACGACGGAACGATTCGTTAACTTCTTCAAATTCTTACTTTTCCTTTCGGTACCGCTGTAAGACGCGGATCGCTTTGAATTGTTTTGAACTGAATTAGTTCTTCGATAGTACCTAGTTGGGGTCCTACCAAAGTAGTTTAACCGCTTCGGCGGGAGAATGTGTGACTATATTAG